TTACTGCGCGGGATTGAAAAGAGGATTGAATTTAACCGCACTTTCTAAATGCGATGGGGCAAAGTGTGCATAACGCATTGTCATTTCAATGGTTGAGTGTCCTAGAATTTCTTTCAACACTAAAATATTCCCGCCGTTCATCATAAAATGACTGGCGAAAGTGTGGCGTAGCACGTGGGTAAGTTGTCCTTTCGGTAATTCAATTTCTGCACGAGTAACGGCATTTTCAAAGGATTCATAAGCATCATTGAATAATCTGCCACGCTTTTTCGGCAGCATGTCGAATAATTCTTTGCTGATAGGTACAGTTCGATTTTTCTTTGATTTCGTATTTACGAACGTGATTTTGTATGGCATTACTTGTGATTGGGTTAGCGTTTCCGCCTCACTCCAACGTGCACCGGTTGCCAAGCAAATTCGAACAATTAAGCCCAAGTCTGGGTTGCGTGAGTTATCACATTCAAGCAATAGGCGGTAAATATCACGCTCATACAGAAAAGCAAGTTCGGTGTCGCGCTCTTTAAATAAACGAACGCCGTCAAGGGGATTTTGAGCAGTCCACTTCCGTAATGATTTCAATTCGTTAAAAACTGCCCGCAAGTAAGCGTGTTCACGGTTTACCGTGGCTTCTTTCGGGGGCTTATTCTTATTTAAAGAAAAGTCACCATCAAGGCGGCGTTTGCGGTAGTCGGCAAAGATTTCTGCATTAAATTCATTCGCGGGCGGGTCGCCCAAGTTTGCGCATAAGTTTTTCAATTTGGCTAAACGTGCCTCACCATCAGACAGCGTTTTGCCATGCACGTCAAACCATTCTTGCACGTAAAAACTTAGCGCGGGCAAATCGTTTGATTCTAAAACTTGTACAGAATCAACCGCAGTTGTCGTTTGTTCTTTGGCTTGATTGTAAAAACGTAGCGCATCGCCTTTGGTTAAAAACCATTTGCGTGATCGCTTGCCATTTACATAAACTTCCGCAAGCCATTTACCGTTTTTTGTATCTTTACGAACTGCCATTATGAGAATTTGAAGTTATTGACTAGATTATCTACTTTATCGTGAACAGCTTGGATTTTATCGTCTATATCTTGTTTATCCTTTGATATTTTATCTTCTATGTCTTGTTTATCCTTTGATATTTTATCTTCTATATCTTGTTTATCCTTTGATATTATTGAGTTAGATAACTGGCTATATGCGATAACACCAACCAATTTACTATATAATAATTCATGTTTTTTTAGTAAATCATTAAGATCTTTATCCTTGTTTTTTTGCACAATCAACGAATTTATTTCCAGTTCTATATGAAGTGCAATCATTTGATTTATATGCCTGTTACATATTTTATATAGTTCATCAATATCGGTTAGTCTTAAATCTGTTCTCAATTCCAATACTTTTTTTTCTATGGTTTTTAATGTTTCAAGATATTTTATTTCTAAATCGAAGTATTTTTGCGTTCTCCAAGAGTTAAATCCAACTATAGCAATAACTATTCCAAATAAGGTTGATAACGAACTAATCCAATCCGTAACTTTAGAATCAAACCCTTTAACTAAAGATTTCCAATCAGCAAAACCGACACCAACTAATAAACCAATAACAAGCCCTAAAAATAATCCCAGGTAGATTTGCCAGTGTTCTTTTAATGCGTTAAATAGATGTCTCATTACGGTAAATCTTCCCCACCGTTAGGATATTTACAACGGCCCAAACGATTTAACGCCATTTTCCAACCTTTCCAAAAACCGTATTTCTGCAAGGCTAAAATGGCGTAATTTGAACAAGTAGGCTCAAAGCGACAAGCATCACGAATTTTTTGTGGTGCAAGTCGCTGGTAAAGTTTGATAAATTTAATGCTTAACTTAACAAGCATTTAAATTTCTTTTCTGAATGTGATTACTTTGTAAATGCGCATAGTCAGTTTACCACCTGATAAACAACCAGCCTTTTCTTCAGTTGAAAAATTATCAATACGCCAAAACTCCCAGCCTTTTTCAGCCCATTCATTTACCACATCTTGTAAATAGTCTGCAGCGGCTGTCGTGATGTTTTTACGATTGGCAATAATATTAGGTGGAACTTGAACCATTTTATAAGTGTAAGCCATAAGAATTTTCCATTTAAATATTTAATTAAAACTATCTGCAAATTTTCTTAGAACGAGAAACCGATCCATCATTACAAATAAACTTGCCACCGGAACAATGCGAAACACCGCCTTTGCTACCGGAACAAGGTTGGCGGCCACGTGCATCAGCCATGTTTGCAACCATAAAGAAAGCACTTGCAATTAAAACTGTTGAAATTAATTTTTTCATCACATTTTCTCCATTTTAAGAATCACCTTCCCCACCACATCAATATCACTCAATTCACATTCAAAACTGAATTTGCCGCCGTCCACACGGATTTTGCCCGCAGGTAGCACAGTGATATAACGGATAAGATGGGAGTTTTCGACGATGACGAAGTATTCGCCATCCACTAAATTGCCGTAATCGCTAGTGGCAAAGTAGGTGTGATTGTCTTCATCAATACGAAACACTTTGTCATAGCTTTCACGGCTGTCTAAATTCGGTAAGTAAGGCAAAAGAAAGGGTTTATTTTCCATTATGAAAGATTTTCCGCTTTCTAGCTTTATTGTATGAAAATATTTCAGGTCGTCTGAATTATCAAAAATCGGCTCTTCACCATATGCTAAATATTGCAATCTTGCACCCGTTTCTATTGCGCATCTTACAATTAATTCAGCTGGGAAAAACTCACGTTTAACCCACGTACTAAAAGTGTTTGCGGGTATTCCTAGGTGTTCACCAAAATCTTTTCTTTTTGCAAATCCATATGCTTTTTGAAGGCGATCTATAACTTCTTTTCCGCCGCTAAATTTTTCTGTAGTCATATTTGAGAGAAAATAACCTATTGACAAGTCCATTTGGACGATAAGATAATAAATATCGCAAATGAACCATAATCAATATATACCAATATTTAATAATAAGGAGTTTAAGCAATGAACAGCCAAAATGCAATTTGTATAAATGTACAGATCCACGCGCCTTACGTCACGTTGAAGAAATATGCTGAGCTTACTGGGCTTTCGTTAGACAAAGTGCGAAAGATGAGAGCATCAGGCGAACTGCCTATTGCAGATAAAAAAGCGGAAAGAGGTTCAGTGTTAGTGAATTTAATCGCGATTGCCAAACAGGCGGCAAAACAAGAATAAAAAACCGCATAAAAGTGCGGTTAGTTTCCAAAAGATTTTAGTTATAAGGGGAAGATAATGACTAAAACATCAACATTTAAATTCTTTGTTCAAGAAAAAGTCGAAAAAGGCGAGATAACCATTGAACAAACCAAAGAAATTTCGGCTGTAATTAAACAATCTAGTTCCGTTTCGCCAAACGCTCAACAAAAGGCACAAGCACATCAAGCAATTCGGGCGATATTTGAGACGTTGAATCAATCAGCATGTGAAGCTCGTTCTCCACATCATCAAGTAAATCAGGGTGGCGAGAAAGTCCACGCAACAAGCAACCCATCACGCGTTCTTGAAGTGCCAGTTGTAAATGCTGCTGATGAATCTGTGCTTGCATATCTTCAATTGTTTTTTCAATCAGATCGTTCGCCATGTGAAATCCTTAAATTAAGTAACCGTTTATTTATTTTAGGGCAAGCATACAACAAAAAAAGCAAATAAAAAAGCGAGGGCTTGGCAATGTATGTGTCTGAAAACGAAAGTGCGGTAGAAAAATGGCATCGTTTAAACGGTGTGCCAATGTCGAAAGCAAGAAATAGCGAAGAAACTTTGCATGAAATGGGCTTGAGTAAATATCCCACTGAACGCGCTTTTAATCATCTTTCCGATGAGCAAAAAGGCATGTTAAAAGCGTTAGCAGATATTGAACCCTTTGAAGATTATATCTCGCCCAATCTGACTGGCGATAAGTTATGGCATTACAACGAAAAAGGCATTGATAAATTAACCAAAGCCTTTCACGCCATGTCAGCACTTCGCACGCTTTTTCCGCGCGATTTAACCCGTCGTGATTTTTACAATATCGACCCACACACAAGGGGGAAATAATGGCAACGAAAAACCGAACCATTATCAAAAAATACGCCGATCGCTGGCACAAAGAAGCCTGCCATTTATACGCAAAATGGCTCAACGCAAAACGCCAAGGCGATGAAGAAGCCGCCGATTATTATTTCAGCAAATATATTACGGCGGGAGACAACTGGATCAACTACACCAAATTTGCCCATTAAGGAAAATCTTATGCAAGAACACATTATTGAATTATCAAATCGCTACAGCATTAAGTTAAGCGAAACAGAGAAGTACATTATTTACAAAATTGAACTACAAGAAAATGGCACTTATGAACGAGTTGGCGGGAAAGTTTGTAAAGACTTATTCGCGGTGGTTGATACGCTCATTCTTTGTGAATTGATGGGGGATGATATAAATGCGCTATCTGACGTCGCTAAAAAATTAGAAGAAATCTACGCAGAAGTAAAACGCATCACCGAAATTCAAGCCACTTATGCGCAGGCATAAACACTTTTTTTATCTATCATCATTAGTTCTATTCATCTAAATTTTATTTAGATGAATTTAAATCATAAAAAGTTAAAAGTGAATACGAAAATGTGGGAACAGCAACGCGACAACACCGTCACCGCCAAAAATGCACACATGGCGGCGGTTGCCTGTGAACGCCATCAAGCGGCAGAGAATGGGCATAAATTTGACCGCACTTTTCTGCCTTTTGACGAAAGCTGTTACACACCACTGCAGTTGGAGTTGTTTGCCACTAATCCAGCTGATTTTGAGTTTATCGAACAAAAACTTGAAAACCTACCACGCCAACGTCAGCGTGAATATTTCCGCAAACTTTATATTAAAGCCTATCGTTCAGTAAAAGACGATGGCTCGATTGCTTTTGCCATCGGCAATAAACAACGCCGCCACGCTAATGATTATTTACGCGATGTTTTAGATGTGCGTTTACAAAAAGTCTTTTCACAGTACAACGTGAACGTCGATTTTTTGCAAGCGTTCATCAATACACCACAATGGCTGCTATCTGTTAAAGATGAAATGCAACAAGCTGTGCAGTTTTCTACGGTGCCAACACGTGAAGAATTAGCAAAACACTATAACGAATTGCATTACAGCGGATTCCGTTTTCAAGTGTTCGGCATCCAACAAAAGCAAAAACAATTACCTTTCTATTTAATTACCGAAAGCAAATTGAAAAAGATGGCGTATCAAATTTCTACGGCATTTACTCAATTCCAATTTGATTGCACACACTTTTTAAAAAATGGCATCGAAAGCGACAATGAGAGCGATATTCAAGGCTATTTCTATCAGCTTTATAAATGGTGTGGTGAAATCGCTCTTTCTGCGGGTTTCAAAATCCCTCACTGGGAAAAAATCGAAAACCACAAATACATCAAAGACGAATATATCGACAGCACCTTAATTCGCTTAACCTGCGAAAAATGGTGGTTTAAGCAAATGAGAGACATACAAAAACGTATGGTCGAACATATCGCCATTGCTTGTGGCGAGGTGCGCGCCAATGCTGCTAGTTATATTTCCAATCAAAGTTTCCAAGAGTGGCAGCTCCAACAACGCAAGAATCACGATTACTTGCGCGCCATGATCATTGAAAACATCGACAACCCAGAAGAACAGGTCGAACTTTTCGATATGTTCTTGAAATCATCATCTAACCCAGCATTACGTCGTAATGAAATGATGGTGCGCTTGCGTGGCTTGGAAGAATGGGCAGAAGAAAATAACAATGAAGCCTTATTTTTAACCCTCACTGCGCCATCATCATTCCACGCAGGAAACAGCAACAAAAAATGGTCGGGAGTTAATCCACGAGATACGCAAAACTATCTAAATAAAGTGTGGCAACAATTCCGAGCTTTGTTAGCGAAACGTGATATTAAATTTTATGGTATGCGAGTGGCAGAGCCGCATAAAGACGGTACGCCACACTGGCATGCGTTAGCTTACGTGCCGGTAGAACACAAAGAAGAAGTCATCCGATTATTTAAACAAAAAGCCCTAGAGTTAGACGGCAATGAAAAAGGCGCAGCAGAACACCGTTGCAAGGTGGAAGAATGCGATAAAACAAAAGGTAGCGCAACCGCTTATATCGCTAAATATATTGCGAAAAATATTGATGGTTTCGCCCTTGCGGGCGAAGTATCAGACGAAGACCCGACACTAAGCCTACACGACAACGCATTGCGAGTTCGTGCATGGGCGAGCCGTTGGGGTATTCGTCAGTTCCAGTTCTACGGTGGCGCATCAATTTCTGTTTGGCGCGAATTGCGCCGATTAATCAGTGGTCAAGCAGATGATGAAATTATCGATAAAGCTCAAGCAGCAGCAGGCATAGCGAATGATTATGCCGCCTATATGGAAATTCAAGGCGGTGCGCTTGCTAAACGTACTGATCAACCCATCAAGCTCAATTATGAAACCAAGTCTGCGAATAAATATGGCGAACAACGCAAAGCCATTATTGGATTGGCTAACCGATTTAGTCTTAAACAAGTCATCTCACGCACCAAAAAATGGCAAATTAAAAAACGCCCACAAGATTTTGACTTGGCACAACGCACTGAATCTATGGTTGAGCGTAGCTCAACCGCTAACAATAGCGCACGCAGTGCGCCTTGGACTTGTGTCAGTAACTGTAACCGCTCAATTCTTGAGCAAAAGATCAAATTACTGACACAACCGATCTGCGCACCACTTAGCGCACAAAAATTAGACTATTTATTCAAGTACAAACGGCTAACCATAGATAAATATACAGCCTTAACACTCACCGAAAACGATGTGCAGTTAGTGAAACGGAATCAAAATATGATGACGTCGCTTTCCCCTGTGCCAAGAAACCTTCAAAAGCTCAAAGATTTTCATAAAAACCAACGTATTCAATAGGAGAAAACGCAATGAATAAAAGAAAACGGAAACAAATCAGCCGAATCTTAGCGGCAAAACGGGCGGAAAAGTGCGGTCAAATTGAAGTAGAAAAATTAAAAGCTGACGTATGGGCGCTATCAATCCACTTACAACAAACTAACCGCAGTTTAAAGATTCAAAACGAATCAAAAGAATCCATTAACCGCTATTTTGTCCGTGCGATTAAACAATTAGAAGACGATATAACACGAGAACGTATAAGCCACGTTTTGTTAGGGCTTGCCAGTGGAATGATTGGTGGGATTATTGGGATGTTTATATGGGTGTTGTGTATCATTTAGGGGGATGTATGGGTTACAGAATTTGTAAGGAACAACCTAAAGAATGGGATGGGGAACATTATTTTACATGTGAACATTCGCTTAATAGTCGTTCAAAAATATATTTTTTAATGCATTGTAATATATTAAAGAAAATGCCAGATGGAAGACTAAAAATTAAAGTGTTTGGTTATCGCTGGTCACATCCAAATGGCGAAAAAATTAGATATGTGGATAACTTTAGGGTTGTGAAAGCAAGTGAATATACATAGGGTTTAAATAATCATGAAAAGATCAATTATACTGTTTGCAATATTAATGGCTTTTCCTTGTTTGGCAGAAAAATATATTGTGCAGTTTTCTGGTGGTATTTTAGACAAGCATTCGAATTATCCTGATGTAATAATCAATGAAATATGTATTCACAATGTTGGTTATTTAGTCACAGATAACGGTCATGTTGTTGTGGCAGTAGATAAAAATAATAATCCGCTTGTTTGTGAAGTTAAAGACAAATAAATGAATAAATCCAACACAAAAAAATCAGATAAAGACTTATGGGCTACACCTTGGTGGGTTTTTCATTATGCAGAACAATATTTCAACATCAAATTTGATTTAGATGCGTGTGCCATGGAACATAACACAAAAGTGAAAAACTTTATCAGCCCAGAACAAGACACGCTAACAGCAGATTGGCAAGGGCGTTACTGTTGGATGAATCCGCCTTATAGTAACCCTTTGCCGTTTGTGTTACGAGCCATTCAGCAAAGTGTGCTACATAACAAAACGGTGGTGATGTTGCTTAATGTAGATGGTTCGACAAAATGGTTTGATATGTGTGTACGCAACGCAAAAGAAATCGTCTATATCACCAATTCACGTATACCTTTCATCAACAACGAAACAGGCGAGGAAACAGACCAAAACAACAAACCGCAAATGCTGGTGCTATTTGAGCCAAAAGCACCTTACGGCAGTTTGAAATCGTCTTATGTTTCATTGCATACGATGAAAGAATTAAATAATAAAAAAAATAACCCGTATAACTCTAAAAAAACTTGAAAACTAAAGTTTGTAGAGTTATAATAACTCTGCAAGTTAATAAGAAAGAGGATAAATGAATAGTGCAAAAATAATTAAACAAATTGAGGATGACGGTTGGTATCTTGTAAATGTTGTCGGTAGTCACCATCAATTCAAGCATCCAACAAAGAAAGGACGAGTTACAGTTCCACATCCCAAAAAGGATTTACCAATAAAAACGGTAAAATCAATATTAAAGCAAGCGGGGATTTAAAAATCCCCCTTATTAAAGATATTTTTAAAATTATTCGATTTTTACTTTTTATTTATTACATTTTATTTATAGGATTAATCATATGTTATACCCAATCGGAATAGAAATGGGCGATGAAAATCACGCATTCGGTGTGGTTGTGCCTGATGTACCAGGCTGTTTTTCAGCTGGTGATACATTAGAAGAAGCATTCATCAATGCAAAAGAGGCAATCGCTTTCCATATTGAAGGCATGTTAGAAGATGGAGAGGAAATCCCACAGCCAACATCATTACAAGAGCACGTTAAAAATCCAGAGTATGAAGGCTTTACGTTTAGTTTTGTGGATGTAGATTTAACTCACCTAATGGGGAAAGCCGAAAAAATCAATGTAACCTTACCTAGTCTTTTAATTAAACGCATTGATAGCTTTGTAGCAACTCATCCTGAATATAAAAACAGAAGCAACTTTTTGGCGCAGGTGGCTACAAATAAGTTACTCGCAGCATAAAAATAAAAGCCGCTATTTCTAGCGGCTTTTTTCATCATCTAATATCTTTCTTAAATTGGCTTTTTCGTCATCTGAAAGTTTACTTAAAACTAATTCAAGTAATTTATCTTTAGTTAATTTGCTACTTCGTGTTGTGTGGCCAAATTCCATATTCATTACAAAGCGGTGTCCACATAGGGGATTCTTGCATGCACAATAATATCGAGTAAATTCACTGTGTATGCGTTCAGATCTTTCAATTACTGATTTTGAATTGCAAACAGTGCAGTAAATATCTGTTGTTCTTGCCATTTTCCCCAAAATCCACAAAATTAACATATGACTATAATTATATATAACACTGTTATTTTGTATAGTCTTTGAGCGTAAATTTATTTGCTAAAATTTTGCTCTCGGAACTTGATTTTTAGTAAATGTTTAATTTCAGGGTCGCTATTGATCGTTTCTGCTATGATCTCCTGCAGTGGCATAACCTCGTCATAATGATAAACCTCACGATATTTCAAGGGGTCGCCTAATCCTGCCGTATTTGTTGGGATAATGCCACTTAAACCTGCAGGGAATCGGTGTGCGGTTAGCACATCTTGTGCAGAGATGTTTTTAATATTCGCAAATTCATCTTTTGTCCCTGTGTCGCCAATAGGAATCACTTTTAACCCGTCAGGATGACCGCCAGCAATATTCACAAACATAGAGCGGAAATTTCCTACACCTTTAGATTCACTTATCTTTCTTGCGATCTCTTCTTCCATTTCTTCGGTTAAATCGGGATCCGTAGAGTATAAAATAAAACCCATGTGTGCTCCGTTGCTAAAATAGCGACGACGAAATACAGTAGCATCAGAGTTTAATAGTGCAGATTGGATACCGCCTACATAATCGGGCGATCCATAAACCTGCTGCATGGGATCGTAAAGTTTAATGAATATAATATCTTTCGCATCATAGCTATAGATTTCTTGTGCGGTATCATAAAGCGATTTTTTCATCAAATACGAATAGCCGCCGTCCTTGCGTACACGTAAATAAAGGCTGGAAAGAGGCACTAAACGTACAACTTGACCAAAACCATTACGAACTTTTAAAAGCCCCACATCTCCAAATTGAATTAAGTTTAGGCAAAGTGCGCGCATATCCATACGAGATAACGCTTTTCCGCCTTCGTAGAGTGCGCTTACCATGTTGGCTCGACTATGCAGAATTCCGCCATGTTGTGCGTTTTGGTGTGGTAGTTTTGCCAGTGCGTGACGATTCACTGGGGGCAAATAGCAGTTGTAATTTTCGTCAAAGCCAATACCGACATAATCTAACGCGGGTGAGGCGGTTATCTCACTTAATGAAAAAGTGCGGTCATTAATAGGCGCAATCACAATGCCTTTTTTACTGTCTTTTTTTACATTAGTTTCCACTTAATACACTCCATCCGCGACGTTTGCGCGGTTTATCATTTAAAGATTTTTTGTTGATGGCATTACAAATGGCGAAAAACACATCGGCGTGCTGTGTTTTTACAGTGCGTTCAGCCGTGAACGTCATCGTATTGCCCGATTTGGTTGATTGGTGCTTAATCATTAAAAAGCTAGGCACAATATCAAGTTCTTTTTCGCTCCACTCAATTTGCCCATGCTCAACTAAATCATGCACTTTCAGCACCATACCTGTTTTGCTTTCTGGGTTGTAAATAATCGCCGTGGCCGCACGGCGTGCAAACTCTTTCACCAGTTCATAAACCCCATAACCCACGCCTGTTGCATCAATGCCGATGTAGGTCATATTGTATTTTTCATAAAGTGCACGAATTTGGTTCGCTTGATACACATAAGATAGCCCATGCCATTGATGCCGTTCGAGCAAGCGATATTTTTCACCGGGTAACGCAGGCGGGGCAATAATTACAAAACTTGCACCATCACCACTGTGTGCGGGGTCGAATCCGCCCCAGACTTCACGATCACCAAAAGGACGATCTGCTTTTGGGTTAAAGTCTTTCCATTTCGTAACATCTACACCACATTTTAAAAGTTGATGAACAGTAAAAATCGAGTCCGCATCATCAATCCAAACGCACATATAAAGCTGGTTGAACGCGTATTTGCTATAACGCTGTTTCAGTTTCTCAACATTAAATAATGTATCTGCACCGCCTTTTAGCGCATCTTCAATCGTCACGACATAACGCCACTGACCATCGGGGCAAAGTCGCCCACCGTCGCGCAATTCTGCAAAGGTCGGGAATGGAATGTTTTTGCGTTTTGGATCGCCATCGCGCCAGTTATCACCACTCCAAAATGAATAGGATTCATGAAATTTGGAAGACGGAGTGCTGAAATAGGTTTCTCGCCATCTTGCATGCGTTGCCATGGCCGATGCCACATCATTGAATCGCTGAAAGTCACGAATCCATGCGTATTCGTCACCGTACACATGGCCACTATTACCCTGTGACGTGTTTTTGTTGGTTGATAAAAAATGCAGTTCCGCCCCGTTGCTTAAAATAATTGGGTTACCGGTCAGCTCAACGCCGAAATATTCCCGCGCCATTTTCACGATGTAGTTTTTAAAGATTTCTGCTTGTCGCTTACTAGCTGATAAGAATATTTGATTGTCACTGCTGAAAATCGCATCTTCCAAAGCCTCAAAACTGAAATAATAAGTTGCCCCAATTTGGCGCGATTTCAGAATATTTCGCACATCATGGTGCTTATTGGCGCGGATGTGTTTTTGATAATAAAACAACGAATCAATAAACGGCTGGCACATTTCGGGCGTAACGTGGGAAATATCATTCTTTACCCGTTTTTTCTTCTTGCGTTCGTCACCGTCACCGCTGTCGGCAAAGGCGCGTTCACCGCTAGAAACATCATTAGAATTGACCGCACTTTTTGCCGTCACTTTAGCTACCGTTGCTGCACGTTGCTTTTTGTACTGAATATCTTTATCGATCAGGGCTTCTAGTTCTTTTATTTCCTGATCGCTTTTATTTTCCCGTTCTGTCAGCGTGATAATGCGTAGCGCGATCAATTCTTCAATCCCGCTTTCGCTGATTAAATTGCGCCAATTGTATTTTTCCGCCCAATAGTAAATCGGGCGTGTGCTATTTAAACCTAATTCTTCAGCGATCTCTTTCGGCGTGTATTTTTTTAAATATAAAAACTTTGCCGCATAAATCACTTCGTCATCGTAGCGTTTTGTTTTTCTTTTTCTTAGCTTAGATTCAGTCATCTTTTATCTTGCTGTTGTTGTGTTGGGCGTATTGTGGCAACAAAAACAGCAAAATTTTAATGGCAAAAATTGGATCTGTTCGGATATGCGCAGTTATTGATCTATATCCGAATATATCCGAATTTAGCCCCGTGATTTTGCAAAAAAGATCGGCAAAAATGGCGGCACTTACGCAAACAAAGCGAAACATAGGCATTTTTAAAATGAACAAATCTAAACTCAAAACTGATTTTATTTGTATCGCCACATCGGGCTACACCGTGGACGGTCGCCAAATAACAGCTCAAGAATTGCACGAAATGGCGGAAACATACGATCCAGAACACTACACCGCGAATTTATGGCCAGAACATCGCCGTTGGTTCAATATGGGGCAAGTGATCGAACTGAAAGCTGAGGAAAATGAAAAAGGCGAAACACAACTTTTTGCCATCATCGCACCCAACCAAGAATTAATCGAATACAACAGAGCGGGTCAGTATTTATTCACTAGCATTGAAATTACCCCGAATTTCCGTAATAGCGGAAAAGCCTATTTATCGGGCTTAGGCGTGACAGATTCGCCGGCATCTGTTGGTACTACAGAATTAAAATTTTTCAACGCTGAACAAAAGGGCAGTGTTTTTGGCGAATTAGTCAAAGTAGATTTTTCTGTAAAAGAAGATATCGAAGAAGATAAAGCATTCCGCGCTGTTGCGAATGTTTTTAAAAAATTATTTTCATCTTCCACTCAAACGGAAGAACAACCAACTCCCAATAACAACAATAATAAAGAGGACGATGCAATGAACGATAAACAGTTCAAGCAATTAATTGATGCTATGAATGGTTTAGGCACCAAAATTGACAGCCATTTTTCAGCTAAAGTGGAAACCAAGCCAGAGCCACAACCAACAGAAAAGAAAGATGAACAACCGCAAGGCGTAACTGCGGAACAGTTCAATCAACTTTTAACAACGGTTCAGGCGTTGGATAAAAAATTCAACGAATTAAGCCAAGAACAAACCATTGTGCCAAATGGCGTGCCAACCGTTGAAAACGAAAATGTATATAGCATAAACGGCTACAACATCGACTTATCAAAAGGATTCTAAACAATGAATAAACAAGCGTATTACGCCCTAGCGGCAGCATTAGCGAAACACTTTAATCAACCCATTGATTCAATTCTGCGTGGCGAAAGTTTTGCACTTAAAGCACCTGAAGCAGCACAGTTAGGCGAAAATATTCAACAGCGTTCCGATTTCTTGAAACAAATTAATATGATTCAAGTAGCTCACACGAAGGGTCAAAAATTATTTGGTGCAACAGAAAAAGGCGTGACTGGTCGTAAACAAACTGGCCGTAATTTGGCTAAACTTAATCATACTCAAAATGGCTTTGAATTAGCCGAAACGGACAGTGGCATTATTGTGCCATGGGCATTGTTCGATTCGTTTGCTATTTTTAAAGATCGCCTTGTGGAGCTTTATAGCGAATATTTCCAAAACCAAGTTGCATTAGACATCTTGCAAATTGGTTGGAACGGTCAAAGCGTAGCAGATAATACAACTGAAACAGATTTGTCTGATGTGAATAAAGGCTGGTTGAAACTTTTACAAGAACAACGTGCGGCCAACTTCATGACCGAATCTACAAAATCATCAGGAAAAATTACTATTTTTGGTGATAATGCGGATTATGCGAATCTTGATGATTTAGCCTTCGACTTAAAACAAGGCTTAGATTTCCGTCATCAAAACCGAAATGATTTAGTCTTCCTTGTTGGTGCTGATTTAGTTAGCAAAGAAACTAAACTCATCCAGAAAAAACACGGTTTAACCCCTACCGAAAAAGCCGCATTAGGTTCACATAACTTAATGGGTTCATTCGGCGGCATGAATGCCATTACCCCACCGAATTTCCCGGCACGCGCTGCAGCAGTGACAACACTTAAAAACTTAAGTGTGTACACCGAGGCTGAAAGTGTACGTCGCTCTTTACGTAACGATGAAGATAAAAAAGGTGTGGTGACATCTTATTATCGTCAAGAAGGCTATGTTGTGGAAGATTTAGGTTTAATGACCGCTATCGACCATACCAAAGTTAAATTAAATGGTGAAGAATAGGAACTAACCAAAAATGGGAATGCGAGATTTTCAACGTCAAATGCAGGCACTAGCAGACATTAATCAAGTATCAGAGAGCAACACACACCAAAGTGCGGTTGCGACTCACGGTAATGATTATGCAGTGCTTGAAATTGCGTTACAAAACGATGTTAATGCGGTGCGCGCATTCCCAACACGTGCCGAAAAATTAGATTACAAGCGCAACCGCTTTTTGCCGAAGTGGTTGCCCTTTGTTAATGAATATTTAGATAAAGGGGCAATTTATCAGAATGATTACTTGGTTTATTGCATTGTGTATTTGTTTGACATTGCTGATTTTGACCGAGCCTTGTCATTGGCTGAAAAAGCAATTGAGCAAAATCAATCTATGCCGCAAGGGTGGCAAACCACATTGCCGAATTTCGTCGCCGATCAAATCTACAACTGGACAGATAAAACCGCCGCAGCTGGTCAATCCGTGGAGCCATATTTTTCACAAACTTTTAAAAACGTGGCGACCCAGTGGAAATTGCACGAAATTGTCACAGCGAAGTGGCTAAAATTAGCGGCGGCACTGCTTTTACGCAGTCCACAAGGCAAAGTACAAGCAAGCGGCATTGATGATGCTGAAACCCTTGTACTGGCTATTCAGTTATGTAACCGCGCTTTCCAACTCAATCAGAAAGCGGGTGTAAAAAATATGATTGAGCGTTGTGTCATGCGTTTAAACGCATTGGCAAAATCGGGCGATTACGACCCGAACAGTCTTCCCCAAGTGGCGGGCTTGAGTTTGGAAAAACAGCAAATTGATTTTGATCTTGTTATTGAAAAACTCACCGCCCGCCCACTCCAAAATAACGAGGAAGGCAATGTTTAACGGCAGAACACAAGATTACGATGACACTACCATCACAAATAGCGGATTCTGGTGTGACATCACTATTGATGAATTTCAAAAACAACGGGCAATTCCATTACAGATCCCCGTTGAAATGGTGAAGGCGGTACTAATTGCTGCTATGCAAGGGATTAACATTGATTTAGCAGAAGTGGAAGAAAACTACCGCAAAAGCAAAATCAATTCTGTGCAAGAAATTTCAGCGCAACGTATTGACGGCGAAAATTACGCAGAAAGCCTTTACAAGAAGGCAGTATTCGCCAGAGCAAAAGCGGAGTTGTTACCAGAATTTAATACGCTTTCGGGGCGAGAAATTCACCAAAATCGCGAATATGTGGCCGAACAAAAAAGCCTATTAGCCGAGGCAACTCATGCTATTCGCACATTAAAAGGTAAAAAACGGGGTTCCGTGTGGCTACTGTAAAGAAAATGCTGTATCAGCAACTCACTGATTTTTTGCTCACAAAATTGCCGAAACGCTATCACGGGAATTTTTACAGCTGGATTGAAGACGGAAAACTGTTGAACGAAGGGCGACAAGTGACCGAAAACGGCATAGAAGTGTGTCATCTTTCTTACAACGGTGTATTTCACTTTGAGGCGTTGCCGTTCAATGAAATTTCACCGGCTTATTTAATGGCTTTTATCCAAGTGTGGGTAAACGAAAACGATCAAATGCGCGATGTGTTAGATGATGGCGAAATCCCTTTTGGTTTAGACATTATCGACGATAACACGGCAGATTTAATCTTTACCATTGCTTTCCGTGAGCCACTCACGGCAATAGAAGATAGCGAAGGCGAATTAAAAATTGATGGTGTGAATTATCGTTTAGATGAAATTGAAGTTTTCACGGCAGAAGAAATTGATGTTGTCGTAAGGGTTGAACATGAACATCCGAATGGGGATTGATAAAGAAGACTTAAAGAAGTTCTTGAAAGATCTTGAAATCATCAGTTTACCCGATAAGAAAAAACGTGAAATTTTAATCCGCTCTTTGCAAATGATTAAACGCCAAGCAGTGAAAAGCGCGGCAAACCAACGTAACCCGATGGGCGGAAGTTGGAAGAAACGAAAAAACGGTACAGCAAAAATGCTACGCCGAATTGCAAAGTTAGCCAATAGTAAAGCAGAAAAAGCACAAGGTGCATTGTTTTATAAACAAAAACGAACAGGCGAAATTGCGCAAGAACACCAAGAAGGAATTCCGCACTTATTTAAAAAAACGGAGTTCCAAGGCAAAAATAAAGGTGGCATTGGGTCAGACCCTTGCACCTTGCGCCAAGCAAAGAAATTAAAAGATTTAGGTTATACCGTGGCAAACGGTAAAACAAAAAACGGCAAAGCGAAACGCCGCAAGCCGACATTAAGCGAAATCCGCAGCACCTTATCACGTGCGAAAGCCAGTTTGATTATACGTAAACTGGAAGAAAAGAACGGTATGAATCCGAGTAGACATTTAACGCAATGGATAATTCCAACGGAAAAACGCCCATTCTTGGATACACGTGAAGAAGAAAACGCCAAGATTATTTTGGCGGAAATTCAAAAATATACTCAAAAACAACAATAAGAGGACAATAAAGAATGTTCCCATCTGTACAAATTAACGCTCTTAATCAGTTAAGTGGCGAAACTAAGGAAATCGAACGCCACGCCTTGTTTGTCGGCGTAGGCACCGTTAATCCAGGAAAGTTATTGGCATTAACGCCTGATTCCGATTTTGACAAAGTATTTGGCGAAACCGATACAGACTTAAAAAAACAAGTGCGTGCGGCAATGCTTAATGCGGGGCAAAACTGGTTTGCGCATGTTTATATTGCACAAGAAGACGGCTATGACTTTGTCGAATGTGTGAAAAAAGCCAATCAAACCGCCTCTTTTGAATATTGTGTCAATACCAGATATTTAGGCGTAGATAAAGCTAGCATTGGTAAATTGCAAGAATGCTATGCGGAACTTCTTGCTAAATTTGGTCGCCGAACTTTCTTTATTCAGGCCGTACAAGGTATTAATCATGATCAATCTGACGGTGAAACATGGGATCAATATGTGCAGAAACTTACCACTTTGCAACAAACCATTGTCGCCGATCATGTTTGCCTTGTGCCTTTACTATTCGGCAATGAGGCGGGCGTATTGGCAGGGCGATTGGCAAATCGTGCCGTCACAGTGGCAGACAGTCCCGCAAGAGTTCAGACGGGGGCTTTGGTCTCATTGGGTAACGCTGAAAAACCATTAGACAAAGACGGTAACGAACTTACCCTTGCGCATTTAAAATCCCTTGAAACTGCACGTTATTCTGTTCCGATGTGGTATCCCGATTATGATGGTTATTACTGGGCGGACGGTCGCACTTTAGACGTAGAAGGTGGCGATTATCAAGTGATTGAGAACGTTCGTGTGGTCGATAAAGTGGCACGTAAAGTGCGTTTATTAGCGATTGCGAAGATTGCAGATCGTTCATTTAACTCTACAACGTCAAGCACGGCATATCACCAGGGCTATTTTGCCAAACCAATGCGCGATATGAGTAAATCCGCAACAATCAACGGCAAAGATTTTCCAGGTGAATGTATGCCGCCAAAAGATGGTGCCATTACGATTGTATGGCACAGCAAAACCAAGGTAACGCTTTACATTAAAGTACGCCCTTACGATTGCCCGAAAGATATTACGGCAAACATTTTCTTGGATTTAGAAACATTGGGAGATTAATAAATGGAACGAATTAGCGGAATGAGTTTTGATTTCTACATGATGGGCTTTCCGATCCACGTGGAATCAGTGAATCTATCCATTAGTGATAATAGTGCTGTGGCTTTAACCCGTGGTATTCCTGATGGTTGGGTAAGCGGAGACGTAGCTGCAGAAGGGGGAATTGAGCTTGATTCTAAAAACTTTCAAAAATTATCACAAGCGGCAGCTAGTGCAGGCAGTTATCGCAGCTTGCCGGAAGTGGATTTTACCTTCTTTGCGATGCGTGGTGGTGTGCGCGACAAAGTGGAAACTTACGGCAATAAAATTATTTTAACTGATGTGCTTAACATCGACCCAAAAGGCGGTGCGAAAAGCACAAAAAAATTGAAATATTTTGTCACAAGCCCAGATTTCGTGCGCATTAATGGTGTGCCTTATTTATCTGACGAAGATACACGTGATCTTATCGGTTAACCGAATTTAGGTGCTGGCCGTTCTGACGTACAACAATTATAAAAAAGCAAGTGCGGTCAGTTTCCTAAATGCTTTAAGGTGTTTTTATTATGAATAACAGAATGGATAGTACTCAGCCTTTTGTTGCATCTATCGTTGCTTTTGTATCAGGACTTACACTAAATGAGTGGGCAGCAATATTCGGTATTTTATTTGGTGCGGCATCAGTATGGATTGCCTACCGAAAATACAAAGAAGACGTGCAAGCACGTAAAGATGAATTAGCCTACAAAATGTTGGCGGCAAAAATTGAGGCGAAAAAATTAGGAATTAGTGATGAGTAAAAAATTTGGTGCAATGATTTTATGTTCTGCGGCGGCTGTTGCGACTGCTTTTTTTGCTCAACAAAAAGATTTGCCAGCAGAATTGCAAAACGAAGTCAGCCCACAAGCAGTTTATATGATTGTTAATTTAGAAGGCTGTGTGCGCAATCCATATAAATGCCCTGCCGATGTATGGACGAATGGCGTAGGCAATACCCACAACGTAGATAAAAGTAAAGTTTTGACCATTGACGAAGTGGCCGCCGATTTACGTCGCAACATTAAAGAGGCAGAAAATTGTATCAACGCCGATTTTAACGGCAGAGAAATGAATCAAGGGCAATATGATGCCATGGTGTCTTTAGCCTTTAATTTAGGCTGTGGCAATATCAAGCGCTATTACAGTAAAAAACACGGCATGACATTGCCTACAACGATTTATCGTGCGGCAAAAGCGCAAGACTGGACATTAATGTGCAATCACATTTCTGATTTCAATAAATCGGGCGGTCGAGTATTAAAAGGCTTACAAATGCGCCGCACAAAAGAAAAGGCAATTTGTCTGGGGGAATAATGAATTTTAAATTTTTGGTCATCGGTGCGTTTTTGATCGTTTTTGTGGGCTGTATTGGCTCAACTCTGCACTACAAAAAACAAGCAGAATCGACCGCACTTTTTTTAAAACAAAGCGAACAAACCATTGAACAAAACAAAGCGATGTTGCAACGGTATGAAACGCAAAATGCGGAATTGACCGAGCAACTCAATCAAGCTAACAAAAAAGCCGAACAACGCCGGCAACAACTAAAGGACGTGCTAAACAATGCAGAAAATAAAATTTGGACTTATGGCCGCGTGCCTGATGATGTTGCTGGCGTGCTCAACCAAAGAGCCACAAGTAAATAATTTACAGCTAATTTGCCCACAAACAACCGAATGTAGACCGTTAAGCGTAAATATTAAAACTAATGGCGATTTAGCTGACGGGCTGAATCAGGCATTAGATCGTATTGAAACCTGTACCACGGCTTACACGGCGATGGACAAGTGTATTAAAGATTTTAATAACCAAAACAGAAACCAAAAGGGAAACTAAAAATGGAAAAAACAAACGCACAAACTTTGTTAGATAAACTTACTGGCAATCTTAAAGATTCGGTCAAAGTCGATGTTGAAGGGGTTGAGTTCACTTTTCTCCGAGACAACAGCGCATATGATCAAATGATGAATGACATTACGACTGACAATAAGGTGACCCCAATCAAAGATTATCTACTTGCGATTGTAGCGCGTGAGCAAAAAGAAGATTTATTAGCAATCATTAATGTACCGGGTCTTGCAGGTTTACTTGCGGGAAAAGTGAATGAGGTATTAGTACCTAAAATTAATATTACGGTAAAAAACTAGCCTCGCGTGTGGATAGCATAGAGCGCAATGGCTTATCGCAAGCTATTGCGCTACGCATGCACTATTTACCACACGCAGATAACAGCGACTGCAACTTAGCGCGCGCAATATGGCTAAATAAACAGTATTTCGAACAACAGGCAAATGCCGTGGCAAGCGGTATCGCCAAGGTATTTTAGGGTTAAACAATGGCTATTCAGGGGCTTGAGTACATCATCAGCTTAAATGATCAGCTTTCCGCGCCACTTAAAGGCGTGATGAAGACCATTGATGATTTAGGCAAGCGTGGTGAAGATGCAATGCGCCGTATCGGTTTAGGTACGGCAGGCATTATTGCTACTGGGGCAGCGATGAAAAACGCCCTAGATCCCGCCATTGATTTCAACCGTGCACTTAATGAAATTAAAGCTACTGGGCGCGAACAAGCTGGATTAGACAAAATCACCGATTTTGCCCTTGATTTTTCCGCAACCTATGGCGGTGCGGCGACTGATGTGGTGAGTTCTACGAATGAAATTGCGCGTGCCATTGACGGTTTAACCGATAGTGAACTCGTCGCCTTTTCTAAAAGCTCAAACATTCTTGCCAAAGCCACTGGTTCAGACGTAAAAGCCATGGGTTCTTATATTTCCCAGTTATACGGTATTTTTGGTGACGAGGCGGCAAAAATTGGTAAAGAAAAGTGGGTTGAGCAAATTTCAGCACAAGCCACCGTTACCGCAAATAAATTCAAATCATCGGGCGAATCCTTAATGCAGGCTTACACTAATTTGGGCTCGTCTGCGAAAGACCACGGCATTAAAACTGCAGAGCAATTTGCCGTTATTGGTAACTTGCAAAATGTGTTTGAAGGCGGGTTAGCCGGTACAAAATACGCTGCCTTTTTAAGTGGCGCGGTAAAAGCACAATCAAAACTGGGTTTATCTTTCCTCGATTCTCAAGGCAAGATGCTGCCGATGATTGATATTTTGGAAAAAATCAAAGGCAAGTATGGAGAGTTAAATTCCGAAAATCTCTATGAACTGCAAAAAGCCTTCGGTACGAAAGAGGCGGCGCAAGTGATTAATAATCTTTTACCGAAGATTGATACACTTAAAGCGGATATTGCTGAAATCGACAAAATGAAAACCCTTGATGATGCAATGGCAATATCAAAAACAGTAACGGACTCATGGATGCGATTTACTGCCATTTTCCAAAATATCAAAATCGCCATTGGCACACAGATCCTTGCAAAACTTGAGCCTGTGATGAATCGCATTGCTGACATGGGGCAAGAGTTCACAAATTGGTTAAGGGCTTATAAGAATATTGCGCGTTGGATTGGCTATGCCGTGGGTGCATTGATTGGATTTACAGGACTAACGGCAGCACTTACTCTGATGAGTGGTATTGTTTCGGCAATCGGTGTGGCATTTTCTTTCTTAGTCAGCCCAGTTATGTTAGTCGTAGGTGCCGTGATTGGGTTAGGTATTGTAATTTATAAATTCCATTCTCAATTTATGGCATTTATAGCTGGCTTTATCGAAGGATTCAAAATGGCTGGGGTATCTTTCGCGCCGTTGTTTTCTGCCTTTGCGATTGTATGGAGTGCATTGCAACGCATCGGCTCAACCATCGGGCGAATTATTGGCTTATTCGGTAGTGCATCCGATTCGGCATATAGTTTCCAACAATTCGGCGTAGATATGGGCTATGCGTTAGGTGCCGTATTTAATATTGTGCTTAATGCCGTGGAATTAGTCGCACGTTCATTCGGGTTTATGGCAGATGTGTTTGCTATTTCTATTGGTGCCATAATTGAAGGGTGGAATGCGATAACCTCGCTTTGGGACAGTAACAAACCAATTGAAAGTTTTTCTAATATTGCTACTGCTTTAGGCAATATCTTTTCAAATGCGTTTAAAGGTATCGTCAATGCATTCACTTCGGTTATCAATTTTATCATTGAAAAAGCCAATTCATTGCCTGGCATTAATATCCCGCTGATCCCCAAATGGGAAGATGGCGCTTTACCAATGCAAAGCAGTGCGACAGCCGTTGGGGCATCTATCGGTACGCAAGCATTGCAAATGCAAAATCAGCTTGGCGCATTAAATACCACCTCGCCAAAATTTGAATTGAGCGAGCAAACACAACCGCAATTCACCAAAATGCCAAGCGGTTCGGTCAGCAAAGCCATTACACAAAACCAACAAACCACGAAAACGATTAATTACGGCGGTGTCACCATCAACAGCAACGATGGAAACAAAGTATGGCAAGAAATGCGCAATCGCGAACAGTTGGCCGCGGGGTGATAAATGGAAAAACTTTACCTTGATTTATTAATTACCGGTGAAGACATCACGCTAGATAGCGGCAATCAACCACTAATTTGTGATAACCGAATTTCAATAGCGCAAGACATCAAGCACGCCATTTTAGAAAGTGGATTGGCGACACAACTTATCGCGGAACGTTCGCGCATTTTTCGTCGCGACATTATTTTGCAAATGGTGTTATTGGTTGAAGAAGATGTGCGATTAATCCCAGGTACAGTATTTATTACCGAAGAAAAATTAGGGCAATTATTTATCACTGCAGATACTTATGAATTTGGGCGACTTGATGAATTGGAGTTACGTTTAAATGAGTGAAAATTTTAAACAAATGTTAGCGGAAAGCGGCTTACCCACAGAAGAAACGCAAATCCGACAAGAATTTGAACGCTTAACCGCAGAAGAAGGATTAATCACCAATACAAGCCGAATGAGTCCATTCTGGCGATTAATCACAGCCATTGCGGTTAAGCCTGTGAAGTGGCTGACAGATCATTTTATTGCTGAAATTCTACCGAATTTATTTGTAAAAACTGCAAAAGATAGTTGGTTACAAATTCAAGCGTGGGCAGTGGGTTTAGATTTTAAAGCTGCAACAAAAGCAGAAGGTGTCGTGCATTTACAAAAGAAAGCGATGTAACCGATCTCACCATTAAAGCTGGCACTGTGATTCAGACAGAGCGTATTAATGATGTGATTTTCCGTTTGATTGTGACAAAAGATACCCTTATTCCTAAAGGTGTGTTGCGTGCGCCTGTGCCAGTAATCGCAGAGCAGGCTGGCGCAAATTTCAATTTGGCTGCAGGTTATTATCGCATCTTGCCAGAATCTATTGCGGGAATAAGAGCGGTAGAAAATTTAGAAGATTGGCTAACATCGCCAGGTGCTGACAGAGAAACTAACGATGAATTACGTGAACGTTACCGCACGCAGTTTTCGAGCGTAGGGCAATACCATATTGACAGTGTTTACAAAGGCATGATTGCGAAAGTTGCAGCCTTATCTGTGGATAGGATTTATTTTAAACACGATGCGCCACGTGGGCCAGGTACAGCAAACGCTTATTTGTTGTTAGACACAGGCGTAACCAGTCAGCCCTTTATTGATAAAGTCAATCGCCATGTGCGTGATGAGGGCTTTCACGGCCACGGTGATGATTTGATTTGCTACGCTATGCCAGAAACTAAACATAATTTAACGTGCGCCATTTACTTTCAGCCGTCCATTTTTGTCGGCGACGTGCGTAAACAAGAAATTGTACAACAAGTGGAAAATATGATCCGCTGCGCATTCCGCGAAAATAATAATTATGGTGTAACAAGAACTTACCCTTTTAGTCGTTTTAGCTGGTCAAAATTGGGCGAAGAAATCCATGACAACATCAGCGAAATTGCATCTATCGTATGGGGGCAAAGCGATATTCAAAGCGATTTATCTATTCCGCGCATTCAGCTATTATCAGTCACAGTCCAAAAGTAAGGGGAGAAAATGAAAATAAAATTGCCCTTTTGGATGGATAAAGGCGAATTAAGCAAAATCGCCGTGCTATTCGGAAAATGGTGGGATTATGTTTTAAGTGCGGTCAAATTTCCCTTCAATATTTTAGATGAAGAACACTGCAGTGAACGCATTTTAAATTTAATCGCCTATCAACGAGACGTAGAACGATTTGAGGGCGAGCCGTTAGAACTCTTCCGTAAGCGCGTGAAATATGCCTTTTTAAATGCGAAAGATGCGGGCAGTAAAGCGGGCTTTATCCGAATTTTTGAACGCTTAGGCATTGGCTACGTAGAAATTGAAGAACGTTTTGACAGAGAAAATTGGGATGTGATTAAAATTCGAATCAGTGATTCCCAGTTAGCGAAGAAAACAGAATTACTCAATTTAATCATTCGAAAATATGGACGCACTTGTCGGCGTTATACCTTTGAAGTGATCACTAAAGAAACTGTGAGTATTTATCACGGCGAATTTAACCATGATCACCAAAGTTTTTATGTGAAAGTAAACTGATAATAACAACAATAAGAGGTTTATTTATGGCTAGTTTAATTACGCCACAATTTGAACGCTACGTCGCAGAACAAACCGTTGCACGTGGCACGGTGCAGTTTGATGAATTTATATTCGCCAATATTCCAGGGTTAAATGAGAATAATCTTGCACAATATCTCACCATGCCGACATCGGCACAAATTGTACACCGACAAGCGGTATCACAAAGTGGTGTGATAAACGAAAATGCCGTGGTGTATTCGGTGACGATTGGTACGGAAGTGGGCGATTTTGATTTCAATTTCATCGGCTTGATCAATAAATCAAAAAATATGCTTGCTGTTGCTGTGCAAACTGCGCCAGTAAAGAAAATTCGTAATAAAAATGCTGTACAAGGTAACAGTATTACAAGAAATATCCTTTTAGAATTTTCAGGTGCAAAAGCATTAACTGGGATTAATGTTAATGCTAATACATGGCAAATTGATTTTACGGTGCGTTTACACGGGCTTGATGAGAAAATCCGTTTAACCAATCGTGATTTATATGGTAGAGCGGTATTCTTCGATGATGGTTTCATGGTTAAACGTAAAACAGGTAATCAATTTACTATTCAACCAGGTGTAGCTTATGTTGAAGGGGTGCGTATGGATTTAACCGCACTTTATAACCTCACCGCAAACAATTTACCGTGCTCAGTTTATGCCGATGTTGTGCATCATTGCACTGTAACGGGCGAATACCAAACCGAAATTAAGTATCTCACGCAATCAAAAGCAGATTATGTGGATACCGCAAATCGCCAGCATTATGTGCAAATCCTTGCCGACATTGACAGCCAAGGCAACGTAACCGACCGTCGCTTGCTTTCACCGTTTTTAGGAATGAATCCTCTAACACTGGACGACACAACCGAAAACACCAAAGACAAACTCGGACATACGCACAAGTTACCTATTGCAAGTCTTGTTAAGCGTGGCATTGTAAAATTGTTCTCAGGCTATGATTCAGATGCCGAAGATATGGCTGCAACGCCGAAAGCAATTAAAGGCTTAAAAGCATTAATTGATGCAATTACGCGTAATTTGGGTAATTACATTCCAAATAGTAAAAAATCCTCTGCAGTAAATAGCAATAGCGCAGAAACCGTCGCAACCAGTGCTGCGGTTAAAACGGCTTATGATAAAGGCGTGGAAGCTAAAACCGATGCAGATAATGCAAACCAAAATGCTGAAGGTCGAGTATCTAAATCGGGCGATACGATGACGGGTGATTTGTCACTTAAACAAGGAGATTATAGTGGGCTAAATATATATAACAATAACGGTTATTACCTACGGCTAGAGGGTCATCCTAACCATAACGGGGGTTGTTAAAT